GGGGATTTGGCAGCGTTGCAGCTGCGCGTTCTTTTGCGGCTAACAATAAAAAGAGTTAGGTATGGCAGAGGTAGAATTTGCAGGGGTAAAGTTTACAGGCGGCAAGATGGTTGCTTTGATTGTAAGTTTGAGTACTCTAGGTGGTGGTGCATATGGTGTGTTCGAGGCATACAAACAATTTACTGACATGCAATCTGCTATCTCTGAGTATGTAAGTCCTGACTTATCCCACATAGATAACCATATAACTATGGTATCTGGTGAGCTAGGTGTAATTGAAGCTGAGTTTGTTGCGTTGAAAGAGGCAGATACGTTAATGAACGAGCTAGTTAGAGAACAAGTTAATTCTATTAAGAGTACAGTTGCTGAGTTACAAACACAAATACACGACTTAAAAATAGAGCAGAAGGTTGACCTTTCTGATATGTCTGCACGATTAGATAAGGATATAGAAAAGCAATCGAACAAACTAACAACAAGTATTGAGCAAGTTACTAAAGACTTAAACAAAGTAATTAAATCTACTGATGAACAAGAGATTAGAAATAGGTCAAGCATCAGAGACACAGACCTATTGTTGCGCGGTAATGTTAAAACTATTAGAGATATTATCTCATCGTTTGAAATTAGAATGGATGCTAAGCTAACTAAACTAGATGAAAAAATTGACAGCCTCGAGGAAAACCTAGATAAGAAAATACAAAGAGCATTAATCAATCCATTACTCGGAGGATAATATGGGATTATTAAGTACACTTGTTGGGCCAGTCACTGGCATCTTAGATAAATTCATAGAAGACAAAGACCAGAAAGCTTTACTTGCTCATGAGATTAGCACGATGGCTGAATCACATGCTCAAGAAGCAATGCTTGCACAGTTAGAAATAAACAAACAAGATGCAAAGGGTAACTGGTTTCAATCTAGCTGGCGACCAGCTACTGCTTGGGTATGTGTTCTTGGATTCCTTGTAAATTTTTTAGTGTCTCCTTTGTGCGCTGGGTTTGGTATTGATATACCTCAAGCTGATACAGGTACTATGCTTCCTGTGTTAATGGGGATGTTGGGGCTTGGCGGTTTACGTTCATTCGAGAAAACAAAAGGATTAAACAAATGAGTTTTAGATTATCAGATAGAAGTACAGCTAAATTAGATAAGGTTGATTCTAATCTAGTTGCTTTAGTAAAGATGGCTATCTTAAAAACTAAAGTAGATTTTGGTGTGATATGTGGGTTGCGTACTATCCAAGAGCAAAAGCTATTGGTTGATAAAGGTGTGTCACAAACTATGGATAGCAAACATATATCTGGTAGGGCGGTAGACCTTATGGCTTATGTAGGTAGTCGAGCATCATGGGAGTTAAACTTGTATGATGATATAGCTGACAGCATGAAGAAAGCATCTCAGTTAATTGGTGTGCCAGTACGCTGGGGTGCGGCTTGGCACATCAAAGATATTGCTGAGTATGAAGGTACAATGGAAGAGGCAATGAATGAGTATATAGATTTGCGTAGGTCGCAAGGTCGTCGTCCTTTTATTGACGGTCCTCACTTCGAACTTGCTGGTTAAATTTTTTTACTAGCTGGTATACTCTTGACGGACTTATATTAAATAGTTTGCCAACGCTTTTCATCGTATGCCTGCCCCCACAATGGGGACAAGCATCCTGATAAGTCTCTGCAATTTTTTTATTACGAGACTCTTTTACTCTACCTCGACCGCTCATTAGAATGGTATCACATCATCTATGTCGGTGTTATTTTTAGGTGTAACCTGTGTTCGGTCTGTAACCTGTAAGCTAATCATATTAAGTCCAGCATCTGTAGTTTTTTTCCAAGCTGCAACCTTTTTATTCTCAACAAAAGTACCTGTATCATCTAGTGGGCCTGAGTAGTTAGGCTTACCATTAGATGTATCTTCTTGCTCGAACATTATGCCCATCTTCTGGTATATTCTAAGCACACGCTGTCCTGATTTGGTAGTACCAGCTACATAGATAACATCGGTGTCAAGTCCATCGACATTAATCTTACCTGTTAGTACCATCTTCTCTTCTTCATAGGGTGGAAAGCCTGCGCCTCTGTTTGTGTTGTCGTATTCGCTCATTAGAAATCTCCTGATTTAGTTGGGATTGGTTTGTGTTTGGCTGGTGTTTTACTAGCCTCGTTGCCATCGTCATCTTCTGGTGCAATGCCAGCCATTTGCAATAGACCATAGCGTCGAGCATAAGTAATAGCTGAGCCTAGTCCTTGCATAGTTTGCTTCTCTATAACTAGATAGACTTTAGATTGGAAAGCCATACCAGTTACATGAGTAATGTTAGTACTGACATAGTCACCAAACTCATCACGACCTGATGGTTGTGTAACAGTAAAGCCATTGTCATTGAATGGTTTGAGACACGCATCATACACATTGCCTAAGTCAGCATAGCTACTACGAAAATGTGGATTGGTTGAGTTCTTAATAGCTTTACCCATTGCTTGCTGTGCTTTGACATAGTCCTCAATAGCTACTTGCTTTTCACTTTTATTTGCCATCTTCAGTTCTCCTTTTGATTGTAAGTGCGCCACGTTTGTTGCGCTCTATGGTTAGTTGGTCATTATAAACTTCACGTTCATCTGATTTGACCAGTGATTTTAGTTCCTTCTTAGCTAGCTCAAAGTTTTTTGCGTGTTCTTGGTTCATCAAAAAATCTTTAGCTAACGAATTAAAATGATTGTCGGTTGAGGCATTGCGTTTCTTCATGCCATCAAGCGGTATCTTATCTGTATTAACATCAGCCTCTTCAATATTTTCTGGTGGTGTATCACTAGTTACATAGTGCCAGAACTGAACAGTTCTTTCTTTTAATACATTAACATAGTCTGTATCTGCTGAAACTATAGTAGCTTTGTACCCTGAGTTGCCGAAGATACAAGACAACACACACTCATTGATACCACTGATTGCCATGTAACACTGCATCTGTGCCATGTATCTTTCTACCTGTTTATCTATATTGGTAAAGGCATTGGTGTGCTTGCACTCTACTATAGCCTCATGACTTTGTGAGTTAACAGCTAATGCATCGAGCGTACCTTTGATTGGAACACCAGACCAGTCTGCTGTGTATGGTACTTGAGTTTCGTGTGGACTCCAATCGGTGTTTAGCTCTAACCAGTTTAGATTAAATGGTTCTGTAAATACACCTAGCTGCACTTGAATCAAATGACTTAAATCATCTGGTTGTTTTCTTTGAGTCTTGGTTAACCAAAGGTCATGCCAATCATTACTCATTATCTTGGCGCAGTCTGAACCGCCAATAAATCCATGTCTTATCATTGTACTCTCCTGTTTTTATTATACATTATTCGTGGATAGTATCAACCCTGTATTTTTCAAGGTCTTCGTTAGTAATGCTAGTATAAGAGAGGAGCTTATCTTTTAGGACACCCTCTCTTAGATAGCTATCTGATATTGGCTCACCATTTTTGATACGCTTCTCTGTAATTTTTAGTGGGTCTAATGAGAACTCACCTGTAGGATTAGGTGGTGTATCAACTGCTGATTTCTTAGCGGCATCGATGAAGGTCTTAATGGTAGGCCAAGTGCGCGCACCATGACTTGCTCTTATCTTACCTTCTATTCTCTCTAAGAGTGAGGATAGTTGTGTTGGTGTGACATGGCCTGCAATATTTGCGTTAACATCTTTGACAATCAGCATGAGTTCCTCACGAAGGGAATCATTATCCATCTTAGATGGGGCCTCATACCTACGGAGAAGCTTCTGTACCCACTGTCCGATAGTTTTTGTACGTTCGTCAAAGGTCATGTCATTTGTCCTGTGCTGTGAGCTGGTTTAGAGGGAAGCTAAGAATATTATCTAGCACTTGTGTATTGGTTTCTTCTTTGAGGTCATCGAAGTCATCTTCCCAACGCTCACCATTTAGCCATGTAGATGCATGAGGTATGTATTTCTTGAGGGTGTTGTTGGATTTCATAGCATCAGCGAAAGCAAGCGCACCAGAAATTATATCGTACTTGTCTGCTGTCTTGCATGCTTTGAAGAAAGCATAACGTGCTGTCTTTTTCTGCACATGCTTGGGATAGACTTGCCAGAATCTAGTGAAGTCTAATTCATCAGGTGACTGTGTGTCACCCAAAGAGTTTAGTTCTTTATTGTTAGTATAATTAATAATCTTATTCTCTTTGTGTGACTGTGTGTCACTACTCTCATCTGTCATTGGTGTTCTCCAGTGGGCAAGTTAAGTCATAGAGAGTGGTGTTACCCTTACATCCACGCTCTCTTGTTAAGAATTTATTTTCTTCTAGGTAGTTAATAGCTCTAATAACAGTACGTCCTGATAGCCCTGTTCTCTTTGCTAATCCTTGGATGGAAGGATAGCATACACCACCTTCATCTACATATGAAGCAAGAATAATGTATACATATTTTGCATTGGCATTATTAACTTGCGCTTTGCAAATGTTTAATGTTAGTGTTGTCGCGTACATAGGTGTCTCATAACGTCCTATAAGTATTTGTTTTTGGCTCTCCTGCCACTGAACTATAGCCCCTGCTTTTAGGTATCAACTAAGGCAGGGGTTTTTTTATCCCCACTCAGGCATCATCCAGTTGGATTCACGTTTCTTAACATCACCCTCTGGCACATGCTCATACACTGCATACTTCTTACCACCATGTGTGTGTATGTGACTGAGTATATTCATGCCATCTTTTTTAAGCACATGAATTACAGCTGCTAATCTAAAGCAACCAAATTTATCTAGTGCTTCAATGGGTGTAAGTTTATTCCCTGCTTCTAGGTAGTTCTTAACTCTCACCCTCTGTGATTCTATTGTCATGGTATTCTCCTACTATTTCCTCAAACAATTCACCGTCCATAATCACAAGCGTCTGAGGTTTGCCTGCTTTACGTTTATAAAAGGCAATGTCTTTGCCTTCGAGTACTGTGAAGGGGCTAGGGAAGTTAGACTTATCCCTGTATTTTACTTCACCTACTAGTTTTCGTCCCACCATTGCGAGGTGGATGTCACCTGACCACTCACCTCCAAGCGCACCTGAGAGGGGGACGCGGTAGTTTTTGATGCCGATTTTTTCGAGCCATTTGCAGAACCATTTCTCATGGTAAGTTCCCTTTGACTTATTCTTGTTTGCCATGTCTCCCTTTCGTAACAATCTAAACAGATGATGTAATGTTTCGTTGGCTTATAGCTATGTAGTATAGCAACAAACCATTCTGTTTTAGTATAGCAAGCATCGCACGTACCTGTGCCTGATTCCATCTTACCTTTTAGTGACTTCGATTTTGCAACCAAGTGCATCAACCCAACACGACAGCATGAACCCACTTGGTATACGCTTGTGTTGCTCCCATTTGTGTACCAAAGAATTACCTATGCCAATGATATCGGCTAAATCTTCTTGGCTAAGTTTTTTTTCATGCCTGTATATTACAAGCTGTTCAACCATTGCTTTGTATTCATTGTTCATTTTTAATTTTACATTGAGAGTTAATCTTCTTGGGTTCAGATAATCCAGTAGCCCAGTTCTTAGCTAATCTATCTAGGGTTCTACCTACTTGCTTAGCTGTTGCTAGTCTTATGTCTTGCTTACGCACAGCTCTATAGTATGTAGATGTTGGCAGACCAGCACGCTTAAACACCTTGTGCATAGGCAGGTCAACCCACCTATGCTTCTCCATTATCTGTTCCCAATAACTAATCATGATTCTGTTGTAGCACACACGCAGTTGATTGGTCAATACTAGTCATCAATAAATCTAAATTTATGTATCAGCGTGCAATAACCTACAATATCTTTGAGACTATCTTCAGTCCAGTTGTGGTGACAGCGTGCTATCTTAACCATTATCATCATCATTGCTACATCTTCTTTAGTAAAATGATATCCTCTATTCCAATCAGTCCACATTTTAGCGATGTCATTGAAGTTATCAGCTGCGTCACCATACTCTTCGTGTCTATCACTATACACAATACTGTGTGCTTCCTGTAAAAACTCACGTGATTGTTCAGCTTTATTATTTTGCACAGCATCTACTAACGATATAGTTTCTTCATCTAATACAGCACTCTTAGTGCGTATGCTTAAGTTCTTAATACCTTTTGCTATTGCATCTAGTTCTTCCATAGTATTACTCATGTCCATCTCCATTACATTTAAGGCAAAGTTCTTCTTTGTGTGAAAAATAAACCTTTGGGTTGCTTGACATCCCTGCTACTCCGTAGTCAGAGGACGTTGGGTTGTATGATGGACTAGCATAGCAGTTGTCTACTATACCAGTGCCATCACACTCATTACATTTAATTATGCTCATAACTTTCTACCTAATGTGTGCCAGTATTCAGTGTCCATTGCTTTAGCAATCATAGCTTCCCTTTCTACTGAGGTATTGTGTGGACTCTTAGACAGACGCTTGCCTGAGTTATCAGTAAAGTCAGTGTGAGTAGCCCATGATGTAAGACAATTATACAAAGACCATTTGTTGTGACCCATCCAGCTAGAATGGTCGTGATATAAACTCATTAGGTTTTCTAACTGACGCTCGTTGTTATACTTGACTGATGAATATGTTTTCTTCTTAACTATATTAGCCTTGAAAAAATCTTCTACCTCTGTTTCATAGACACTAGTGTACGCATACTCACTCCACATTTCTTCTTTATCTTTGAAGGTCTCGTAGTTGTTAAGCACATGCCTAGCTGTATCATCTATGCTTACCCTCGATGTATGCTTGAGTCTTATTTTAGATAGTGGGTCAGCAAATGTCTGTCCATTTAGACAGGTTAATCGCAAGCCATCAGCACTAATAATGTAAGGCCAAGTACCATCATGACTACTAAACATATTGATTCGGTAATGAGTTAGGTCATTGAGTTGAGGGGATGGGTTGATTGTTATGTCATTGAATAACACAGTAGCTTTAAGCTTACGTCCACCGTTATGTACCTTGATATCAGTGGTGTAATCTTGAGATATGTCTGAGTTATTAAGACCAACTAGTAAGTTATCAACCATCTCTTCGTAGTTGATAGGTTTGTAATTACTGCTGTGTCTACCTAGAATAAACCCTGTATCTGGATGCCTAAGTATCTTCATGTCTGGTATTGCTGTACCATCTGCCAAGTATGCTTTCTCTTCTAGTACTTGGAAGTCATAGTCATTCGTAATTGTATCTAACATTTTAGTTCTCCTGTTAATTGATTAGATAGTTTCATTCGATTTGCTTTTTTTTCACTAGACTTATAGTGCAATATATCACGCTCTTTTCTCTCTCGCTTCACAACCCTATACCGTGGCCTATAAATAATATGCCTACCATTATGATGCAAAGCAGGGCTATGCCTATTATGTCCTGTGTCATGTGTCTTCCTTATGTAGTAATGATAGGTAGACTCGGAAGCCTACCTATCTTGGTTAAGTTACTTAGATATCTTGCCAGCTAGTTGAGGTCTAGCTGTTGAAGTACCGTCTTCATTAGGTGTTGAGTACTTGTCTCGTAGGGCCTGTATCTCATCGACTGATAGATGAGTTGTCTTAGCTCTAGAACCCTTTCGAGCTGGTGTCCAAGTCTCACCAGTTAGTTGTTCGTGAACAGATTGGTCTGCTTCATGTTCTGCTTGTACTATCTGAATGATAGTGTCAGTCATTTCTGCATAGGTTACTTGTCCTGCATCAATCTGTTCTATTATCTTATTCTTTAAATAAGTTAATCTATTGTATGTTGCGTAGCAGGAAGATTCTGCTCGTTTCTGATAAAGGTATTCGTCCTGTTGCTCAGACCCAGTTGATGACCATGTTGCTATTGCCAGTTTATTTGCTATTAACTTTTTCATTATATGTTCTCCATTTAGAATCACCTGAGAATACAGGCATGCTTCATCTGACAGGAATAACCAAACTGGCTGAGCCATCCAAGCAAAGCAACACCAGCCACAACCATCGCACAAGAAAAATCGACGAGGGTCCATTCAATAGAAGGATGCCCACCAAAGGTGGAATAGCATCCGCACAAGGTCGTGAATGGATACGTCTATTATTCTTGTGTGACCAGTTTGGATAGTCCATTCAGATATGCCTGTATTCTTAGGTGGTTATAAATGGACCTTCGAACATATGGTGACAAAGTTGATAGTAATTAAACTTCTTCGGCAATAGTGACATGGTTATTGACGCAGTGTCTGTGCATCAGGACACCTTTATCAGATGCGAGTAGAATCTCTTTTGTGTAGTGTAGTATACAATAGATTAAATCGTCCGAGCGCGGGCGCACGAGTACGTTATTTTTGGCATCGCTAGATTCAAAAATCCACTGCCATACAGGTGACACACGACTGTGTGTCATGCGGCCTGTACTTTACAGGCAAAATCAGGGTTGTCCAACCTGATTTTAGCAGTCTCCTGTGGCCGAGTACAGCCTAGAGGGAGCGAGGACACTACTCATTGGTTTGCCCTTAGCAAACACTATATTCTGTTGTTTAGTGTTATTTCCGTAATTGTGAGTTGACACGTACATTTGTAACAAGCTATCTGTGAAGGGGGAGAGGTAAGGAGAGGGGGTTGTTCCTGATGATACCTGTAAGTAATAGAAAACTAACCAGAAGACAGATAGCTTTAGTTGATGCATATGTAGCAAATGGAGGGAATGTCACGCAAGCTGCAAAGACCGCAGGATACGCAGAAGGTGACAGCGGTAGAGTCACCGCACAAAAGGCATTGAAGACTGCCCACGTGCAACAGCACTTGATGACAGTAGTGACAGAACAGTTTAGTAGACTTGCTCCTGCGGCTGTACACCAGTTAGCAGGACTGAGTAAGGGTGCGAAGAGTGAGTATGTTCAGCTGGAAGCAAGCAAGGATTTGCTAGATAGAGCTGGGTTCAAGCCAATAGATAGGAGTCAAGTGCAGGTAGCTGGCGACATTCGTGTCTCAATAGACCTGTCGTAAGAGGTGGGTGGGGTCAAAACTTGCGGTTACTCTGTTGCAATAGGTCTCACACTAGCATTTTTCTTGAGAAAGGTTCGATATGAGTTTTATTAGTACGATTAAGGGTTCGGAGTTAGATATACTTCGTAAGATAGTAAAGAAGGTTAACTTCAAGCATCATCCTAAGGAGTTTGTTACTGACTATGAGGCTGACAAGCTTATTGATTCTTTAGCTCCTGCTACTGTGGCTAGACTGTTGAGGGTTGGTCGTGACAGTGGTATTGCTGACAAATAGATGTATATTAAACTTTATCATGCAATAATTAATTCTAATGCTTGGCGAGTTTCTAGTTCAAATGCTCGTGCTATTTATATTGGGCTGTTAGCGAAGTCATCTAATGGTAGTGAGCCTGTTGTTTATAGTGTTAGGGAGGCTGGAAAGTTTGCTAATGTTAGTAAGAATACAGCGGCTTTAGCATTAAAAGAGTTAGAAAAAATTGGTCTTATAGAGTGTATAGAAGACTCTGGTTTTTCTAGTAAAAAGGAGCCTCGTAAGTGGGCTATTGTTGAAGGGTTTTTTGAGTGATTGACTTTAAGTACAAGCCTGATGGGGAAGTATTAAAGAGTTTTATGAAGGACGATACTTTTTTTCGTGGTATTCGAGGCCCTGTTGGTAGTGGTAAGTCTGTTGCGTGTTGCATTGAGGTGTTTCGCAGGGCGTTAAGTCAGGAGAAGTCTGCTGATGGAATACGCAAGAGTCGGTGGGCTATCATACGGAATACCAATCCCCAGCTTCGAACTACTACAATTAAGACTTGGTTAGATTGGTTTCCAGAGAATGAATGGGGTAAGTTTAATTGGTCTGTTCCTTATACTCATCGCATTAAGAAGGGTGATATAGACCTTGAGGTAATTTTTTTAGCCCTTGATAGGCCTGAGGATGTAAAGAAACTGTTGTCGCTAGAGGTTACTGGCATCTGGATTAACGAGGCTAGAGAGTTAGGTAAGAGTATTATTGATGCCTGTACTATGAGAGTTGGTCGTTTTCCTTCTATGCGCGATGGTGGCCCTACATGGACTGGGGTTATTGCTGATACTAACGCACCAGAGGAAGACCATTGGTGGCCTATTATGTCTGGAGAAGTTCCTATTCCTGACCATATACCTAGAGAACAGGCTAAGATGTTAGTTAAACCTACTAACTGGAACTTCTATACTCAGCCCTCTGGGATGGTTGAGGTTAAAGATGAGGACGGAGAAGTAGAGAACTATGCACCTAATACAGTAGCTGAGAATGTAAAAAATATGTTAAAGAGTTATTATCCTAATCTAGTACAGGGTAAAACAAAAAGCTGGATTGATGTGTATGTTATGAATAGACTTGGCACAATCCAAGACGGAAAGCCTGTATATTCTATGTTTGTAACTGACACACATGTTGCTAAAGAAGAAATCCCAGTAGCTGCTTCTCTGCCTCTTTATGTAGGAATAGACTTTGGGCTTACTCCAGCCGCAGTATTAGGACAGAAGGTGCGTGGCAGATGGCTGATACAGTCCGAGATTGTGGCTATAGACATGGGTATCGTTAGGTTTGCGGAAGTACTAAGGGAAGAACTGGCTACACGTTTTCCTGACTGTCCTGATGTTCTTATTTTCGGTGACCCTGCTGGAGATTTTAGAGCGCAGACTGATGAATCTACACCATTCCACATACTTCGAGGGGCTGGATTAAGAGCAGTTCCTGCACCAAGTAACTCTGTTGACCTAAGATTGGAGGCTGTCTCATCACAATTAAACAAAATGTCCGAAGGAAAGCCAGCGTTTCTTCTAGACAGAAGATGCTCAACGCTTATAAAAGGATTCGAAGGTGGGTATTCCTACCGCAGAATGGAAGTATCTGGAGAAAGATACGCAGATAAACCAGATAAGAATATGTATTCACACATACATGATGCTTTACAGTACCTACTATTAGGGGCTGGAGAAGGTAGAAGTCTTATAAGTAACCAGAAACCAGCGCAAGCTACAGTAGTACAACGCAACTTTGATGTGTTTGCACGAACTAATAAGCCACGAAGAAGACAAGGATTATGGGCTAGAATGTAATTGTGAGTTGCAAAATTTTTTATTCTGTGCTTACAGAATAAGTAAGAAATCTTAAAGGAGAAAAGTATGTGCTTACCAAAACCAAAAGTAGACCCGAATGTTGCTGAGCTAACAAGACAACAGCAAGCTGATGCAGATGAAGCGGCAAGAGAAGTGCAGTTAGACATCTCTAGGCAAAAGCAAGAAGATAAAGATTTGGCTATTACAGACATAGCAGCTAAAAAATTAAGAAGAAGAGGTGGCTCTGGCGGTAGAAAGCGTTACTCAATGCTTAACCCATCATCAGGAAGTACTTCTAATTTTGGCCAAAGGTTTAGTTAATGGAATCTTCAAGCAACTATGGTGACGACCCAGTTGCCAAGAAGTATATGGATAGGTACGAAAAAGCAAAGGCTCTAAGGGAAAACTTTGTGCCTTTGTTCGAGGAGTGTTACGAGTACGCGCTACCTATGAGGGAGTCTTTTTATAGTGAAAGTATTGGTCAAAGAAGAGATGATAAGATATTTGACGAGACTGCTGTGGTGGGTGTACAGGAGTTCGCTTCTCGTTTGCAGTCTGGTATTGTTCCCAATTTTGCTAGGTGGGCTGACCTTGTGGCTGGTTCTGAGATTCCTAAAGGAGAGCGTGACCCAATTAACAACGACCTCGATGAAGTAACAGAGTATGTATTTGAGATAATACAGAACTCTAATTTTTCTCAAGAGGTGCATGAATCCTTTATGGATTTAGCTGTAGGCACTGGTGTACTTGTTGTTGAAGAAGGTGATTCCTTAAACCCAGTAGTGTTTTCTGCTGTTCCTCTGCCTCATGTTGTTCTTGATACTGGGCCAGATGATAAGATTGACCATGTATTTAGGGAAAGAAAGAAGATTAGGTTTGACCAAATACCTCAGTTATACCCTAATTCTGCTATGCCACCAAAGATTACTGACAGGATTAGTAACGCTGGAGACCAAACAACTACATTATTAGAGCTTGTTTGCAGGGATTACAGTACTAAAAACGAAGAAGCTTACCTACATTACGCTATATGTATGACTACAAAGTGTGTTGTTTACTACGAAAAGATGTCAGGTGTAGGGTCTAATCCTTTTATTTGCTTTAGATGGAGCAAGTGTGCTGGTGAAGTATATGGTCGTGGCCCACTAATGAACGCTCTTAGTGCAATTAAAACTACTAACCTTACTATTGAACTTATCTTAGAGAACGCACAGATGTCTATCTCTGGGATTTATCAGATGGAAGATGACGGTGTAGTAAACGTAGATACTATCCAGCTAGTTCCAGGCTCTATCATACCAAAGGGCATAGGCTCTGCTGGATTGCAACCTATACAAGCCGCTGGTAACTTTGATGTAGCACAGTTGGTACTAAGTGACATGAGATTGAATATTAAACGTGCATTATACAACGACATGTTAGGCAATCCTGACAGAACACCAGCTTCAGCAACCGAAGTTGCAGAGAGAATGGCTGATTTATCACGCAGAATGGGGTCTGCATTTGGTAGATTACAGGCAGAATTAGTGCAACCTGTGCTTCAAAGGCTAATATATATCCTTAAAAAGCAGGGTAGAATAGAAATTCCTGTAGTAAATGGTAGAGAAGTTAAGGTAAAATCTGTATCTCCACTAGCACAAGCTCAAGCAAACCAAGATATAAGTTCAGTATCTAGGTTCTTAGAGCTGGTTGGTGGTGTGTTTGGCCCAGAAATGTTAAACATGTTAATTGATGGCGAAGAAACAGCAGTGCATTTAGCTAAGAAGTTTGGTGTTCCTGATGCTTTGATTAGGGATGAAGAGCAACGCAAGCAAATTGCAGAGGCTGCGGCACAGATGGCACAAATGCAACAGATGCAAGGCCAGCCTCAAGGTCAACCAGAAGAACAGGAGCAAATGATTGCCCAGTAAAGTTAATATTGGAGTCGATGGTTTTCAAAGAGATACCAATAAAGATACACAGATAAGTAAAAATATAGCTTCCTTGCTAGAGTCTCCCACTGGCAAGGAAGTCTTAAAGTATTTACGCTCTATAACAATAGAGATGGTAAATGGCCCGAATGTTACAACTGAGGAATTGCGTCATTTGGAAGGTCAGAGATATATAGTTGGTCTTTTAGAGAGGCGCATACAACATGCACATAGGAAAAATCAATGAATGAAACATTATTAGATACACAAACAGAAGAAGTTGCAGAAACAACTGAGGCAGTAGAGCCAGTAGAAACTACTGACAGACCAGAATGGTTGCCTGAGAAATACAAAACAGGTGAAGACCTAGCCAAAGCTTATAAAGAACTAGAATCTAAGCTAGGTAATAAAGATGAAACTCTTCGTAAAGAAATAGAAGAAGAGTTTAATAGAACTAAGTATGAGAATCGTCCAGAAAACAAAGGTGATTACACATTACCTGAGGGCATAGACGAAGGTGAAGCTATTGAAAGTGAGCTGTTACAGTGGTGGTCTGAACATTCATTTGAGAATGGCTATGGTCAGGATGTATTCTCTGCTGGTATTGAAAAGTATATGAACGCTATTGCTGGTAATGAAGTTAACATTGACGATGAGATGATTAAACTAGGTGACCAAGCTTTAGATAGAACTAATGCAGCTAGTGCATTTGCTAATAAGTTTTTCCCTGAGGAGTTAATGCCAGCAATAGAGCGCATGGCAGAGACCCATGAAGGTATTGTTGCCTTAGAGCATATTATGGAAAACATGAAAGGCGCGTCATTAAATTCTACTACAGATTCAGTAGATAAGATTAATGAGTCTGATTTAAGAACTATGATGCTTGACCCTCGATACCACAATGTAAGTCAACGTGACCCTGCTTATGTTAAGACTATAGAAGACGGATTCAAGAAGCTTTATGGCTGATTGGCTTATGAAGCAGGGGCTTTTAACCCTAGTTCCTGCTCATATGAAACACGTTATTCCTCTTTCAGAAACACTTAGTGAAGAAAATAAGTTTGAGTTATCTCTATTTAACAGAGAACCTTTAGATTTCTTTATGGAATTTGTTAGAAAAAAGAATGTTTATGTAGTTGAGAAAGCTAATAAACCATTAGGCATTGTAGGTGTAGAGCCTGACGGCTATCAAACTGGGCTAATGTGGGCAATGTTTGCAGAAGATATGCAGAAAAATTGGTTTAGTTTTTTAAAAGCATCCCCAAAGTTAGTAGAATTTCTACATGGAAACTATTATAAACTTAATATGAACATATTAGAAAGCAATGAGCGCATAATACAGTGGGCAATTTGGCTTGGATTTGACGTTGATGTTGTAGTTGATGGAGAAAATATTAATTATGTTCATTTTGTGCGTTGCAATTTGTCAAAAAAAAATGTTTATAATTTAGAATCACGGCCTGTAATACATTGAGTAGCCCTTTTGGATACCTACAATGACCATGTGAAGCAGACACCCACGATATAAATAATTGTGCAACTTAATGAAAGGTAGCTGTAATGGCAAACTCAATAGACACAGCCTTCATCAAACAGTTTGAGTCCGATGTGCATTTAGCGTATCAGCGTATGGGTTCTAAACTGCGTAACACTGTCAGAACTACTAACGTAACTGGCAACATAGCAAGGTTCCAAAAAATCGGAACAGGTGAAGCAACAACTAAATCTCGTAACGGTATGGTAACTCCAATGGAGCTAGCTCACACAACCGTTGAAGCAACAATGGCTGACTTCTATGCCGCTGAATATATTGATAAACTCGATGAGTTAAAAACCAATATCAATGAGCGTCAAGCAGTAGCTCAATCTGCAGCTGCGGCCCTTGGCCGTAAGACAGATGCTATTATTGTTGCGGCCCTAGACGCTGGCGCAAACTCTACTCAAATACATGATACAAGTTCTGCTGTTCAAATAGCTGACTTACTATCATTGTTTGAAACAATGGGTGCGGCAGAAGTTCCAGAAGACAACCAAAGATATTTGGCAATGCATCCTAAAGGTTTTGCAGACTTATTCTTAATCGAAGAGTTTGCATCATCTGATTATGTAGGTGAGCAAAATCTTCCGTTTGCTGGTGGAATGACAATGAAGAACTTCTTAGGTCTTAATATTTTCTCAACCAGTGCAATTGCTGGCGGTAAAAATATGGCTTATCACACTTCAGCTATTGGTCTTGGTATTAATGCTGATGTTTCTACAGAGGTAAATTATATCCCTGAGAAAGCTTCTCATTTAACCACTTCAATGATGTCAATGGGGTCTGTTGCGATAGACGACAATGGTATCTACGAAGTTCTTGACAATAACGGATAGTAAAGAAAGGACTTTAAAATGGCTTATGGTGCATCTGGATTAACGCGCATGGCAGGGGGTGGAGGCTACAACATTTGGTATTATTCAAGTGTTGACGCTCTATCAGTTGTTCGCGCATCAGGTTACTTTAATGACGCAGCTGCAATGATGAATGTTGGCGACCTAATTGCTGTATATGATAATAATGCTCCCACAATAGCGTGGACTGTTGTTTTATCTAATACAGGTTCGGTAGTCGATGTTGCAGATGGTACTGCAATTACAGTAACAGATTCTGATTAGAAAAGGAGTGGGGGGTTTAACCGCCCCCTACACTACATATGGCAACACCAGCAAATTCATCAATAGATGTATGTTCGAGGGCTTTAATCCTAATCGGTGCAGAGCCTATAACTTCATTTGAAGACTCTACTAATGAAGCACTTGTTGCTTCTAATATGTATGAGGATATAGCAAGGGCGGCATTAACTAATTGTCGATGGCGTTTTGCAACAGAGCAGGCAGTATTAGGTTTATTATCTGATGCTCCTACAGGGCGATATGATGCAGCGTATCAGTTGCCGTCTAATTTAATAATGTTACATGCGGTAACTGTAGGTGATTTTCCTATAGAGTATCAAACATATGGTGACAAAGTATTTTGTGATGCAAGTAGTACTGAAACTTTAATTGCTGATTATACATTTAGGGCAGTAGAAGTAGACTGGCCTTCGTATTTTACAATAGCAGTTGAATATACATTAGCTAGTATGTTTGCAGTATCAATAGCTAGAGACACAGCTATGGCTGGTATGATGGAAGATAAAGCCGCAGTGTCTATGGCTAAAGCTAGAGCAAGTGACTCTCAGCAACAAACAACTAGAAAATTTAATACTAGTAGGTATATCACTCAAAGGCGTAGTTAATGCGAAAAGTTCGAGTACCAGTAAATAATTTTCAGTTTGGTGAAATAAGTCCGTCAGCAATATCAAGAACAGACTCCGCTGTGTACTCAGCTTCTGCTCAACGTGTAGAAAACTTTCTTCTTAGAAGTGAAGGGGGTGTAATTAAACGTGCTGGCACTGAAAAAATATACAAGTACGATATTACTGTAGAGCAGACATCATTTACAATTACAGTAGCTGACTATGCTAACATTGCTGTTGGTAGTCAAATAAAGTTTTTTACACATGATGGAACAGAAATTACACTAGAGTCTGAAGCGGTTGGTGCTGGTACTCCTACTGCCGCGTCTGGCAATACTCATTATTATAAACCTAATACATCTAATAATGTAACGGCAGACCTTATTTTTACTGCTATTAATGCAATATCAGGATTTACAGTAGCTAATCCAGCAGCAGCAGTAGTAACTGTTAAGAGAGATTTTCCTCAATCTGGCACTAATTTGACAGTAACAACAACAGACAGCACACGATTAGCTGTAACAAATTTTACTGGCGGTGCTGATATGCAAAGTAGGTTAGTTCCGTTTATATTCTCAGATGATTTCCAATATATTGTATCTATAGAAAATGCTAAGTTAAGAGTATTTAGAGTAGTGCAATCAACAGGTGTTACAAGTTTAGTATCTACATTAACGGCTGACGTAGATAGTAATGCAATTCCATTTGATGATGAATATATAAATGAATATTCATTTGCTCAAAGCGGAAACACTATGTGGATATGTCATACACTTTTTAAACCACGTTTATTAGTAAGGACTAGTGCAACTGCTTTTCAATTAGAAGTAAAAGTATTTGATACATTAACGTCTGGGTCTACTGTTACTGACACATTTCAACCATATTATCCTTTCCAAGATACTGGCGTAACTCTAGCAGCTGAGGCTACATCTGGGACAGGTGTCCCTTTAACAACTAGTGCATCTTATTTTGTATCAGGTCATGTTGGTACACGGTTAAAGTATGGTAATTCAGAAATACTTATAACAGCAGTTGTTAATGGGACTAGGGCTACAGGAACAATATTAAAAGCATTACAGCAAACATTAATTAATAACGCATTTAGGACAGCATCTGGCAGTGCAGTAGTAGAAGTTACTCATATAGCTCATGGTTTTAAAGGTGGTGAAACTATTGTTATCTCTGATGCTGCAACTGTTGGTGGAATTTCAACATCTAACTTAAACAATTCAGAAGCTATTCTAGCTATTATAGATGAGAATACATACACATTTACAGCTAATGGTACAGCTAATGCTAGTGAAGATGGTGGTGGTGCTTCTATTAAAATTACTACTGGTGCAGCTACATTAGATTGGCAAGAGCAAACTTTCTCTTCTTTAAGAGGATTTCCTACAGCCGTTACTTTCCATGAAAATAGATTAGTATTTGGTGGAACAAGCTCACAGCCTGATGCTATATGGATGAGCAAAACAAATGCTTACTGGAACTTTGATGTAGGTACAGCAAATGATTCTGATTCAATCCAATTAATTGCAGCTACTGGTGAAGTAAACGAAATAAGACATTTAGTGTCTAATAGAGATTTGCAAATATTTACAGCTAGTAACGAATTATTTGTGCCTACATATCTAGGTAATGCAATAACTCCAACTAATGCACAGTTAAGAAAACAAACACCTTATGGTAGTACATGGATTCGTCCTGAGTCATTAGATGGTGCAACTGTATTTGTACAAAAGAATGGTTCTATTGTTAGAGAATACATTTATTCAGACGCAGAAGGTTCGTATACTGCATCTTCTATTTCTTCTATTTCATCGCATCTTATTAAGAATCCTATTGAGCAGTCTGTTCTTAGAGGTGCGATAAATAGAAATGAGTCTTATATATTTATGGTAAATGACGATGGCACTGTAGCTGTGTTTAATTCTAACAGAACAGAAAAACGAGCTGGGTGGGTTGAGTTTACGACTAGAGGTTCTTTTAAATCTATATGTGTTATTGATGACAAAGTGTTTTGTAATATTGTTATTGATACTGGTGCTGGTACTCAGGAATATATTTTATGTGAGTTTAAAGACACAGTTAATTTAGATGTAGCTAAGACTTATACTAGCACTACAGGTGTTTTTACTGTGAGTGATGAGTTTGCTAATGGTGCAGTTGTTAGTGTAGTTAGCAATACAAATTACTATGGTGATGTAGTAGTATCTGGTGGTGAAGCTGATGTATCTGCTGTTGAAGCTATAACAACAGCAGAGATTGGATATAAGTTTGATGTTACTTTAAAAACTAATCCTATTGATTTAACAGCTGACAATGGCCCAGTTACAGGATTGCCTCGAGCAATAGGAAGTGTTTTCTTAGATTTAAATAATACACTAGCAGTAAGTGTAAACAATACAGCATTAACAATAAGACAAGTTACTGATGACATGTCAAAGATAAGAACGCCTGTTACTGGTAAAAGAGAGTTTAGATTACTTGGATATAGTGATGACCCACAAATAGAAGTGACTCAAGCAGAACCTCTACCTATACAGGTTAATGGATTAATAGCAGAGGTAATTATATAATGGCAATTCCATGGTTAGCAATCGCTAGTACAGGTTTATCAGCTTTTAGCTCTATTCAAAGCGGAAGAGTTAGAGCTGGACAAGCGTTGCAAAGTGCAAAGCTTGCATTAATTGACCGCAGTTTAATGGACACACAGACTAAACAATCTGCTATAATTAGAATGAATGAATATCAAAATGATATGTCAGCTAATGAAAATATGTTTGCAAATCTAGGGAGAAGAGATGACCCCAGTATGCAAGCTTTTTTTGATAATCAAAAAGATATAGTAGCAGAAGACATAAGAGTTGCTACTAATCAAAGTCTGATTAGTATGAGAAAAACAGAAATAGAAGCGGCAAGTTTAAGAGCTGGTTCAAAAAATGCTTTAAGGTCTGCTACTGTTAATGCCTTTGGAGATATAATGGGGGGTATATCTTCTTACAGAGGCTCAAGAAAAAAATCAGATAAAGATTAGGAATTTTTAATGCCAGTACTTAGACAAAAAAGAACAGTTACTAACGCACCAATAGGTGTTGCTAGGATTAATACAGGTGAGTCTGAGCTTTGGGAAACAATTAGAGCTAACGCAAAAAACGTAGCATCAACAGCTTTTAATACTTTAAAAAAAGAATCTCTTAATGAAGCACAAGAGTTAGCTTTAAGTGAAGATATAGATAAAGTTAGAACAATTAATCCAACTACAGGTAAGCTAGAAGCTTTAGAGTTATACAATATGAACTCTGATGCTAGAGCTGCTTACAAAAGAATAATTGATAGTAGATTTGAAAAATCAATATCTGATGAAATTAAATTAAAATCTAAAGAATTTTCATTAATAGAAAATATTTCTCCTCAAGCATATGAAGAAAAGTTTTCTCAATACTTATCTGGTATGGTTAATAATGCTCCAGAAGGTATGTATAAAGGTATGGTAGAAGAAGCTGGAACTTTTTATCTAGCTTCTACTAAAATGAATCTTACTCAAACTCGAAGACGAGAACTAAAAGCAAAAAATAAACAATTGTTTATAACTGAAGTTAATGAAATTCAAAAAAGTTTTTCAGAATTAAATGATGAAGACAGAGAAATAGCATATAACAAAATATTAGAAAAAATAGATTTAAATGTAACAGCAGATTCAAACTCATATTCTGGCCCAGAAATAAATGCTTTAAAAAATGCAGCAGAAAAATCTTATTGGTCAGCGGTTCTTCAATCTGATTTACAATCTCAATCTTTTAAAACTGCAAAAGAATTTAATAAATATGTTAATAATGTTGCAAGAAATAGAATAATTTTTGGTACTAAAGAATATGATGTTGGTTTGCCTCCTGAGTATTTAAGTGAGGAATTAGCAAATCAAGTTAGAAGTCAATCATCTATATATCAATTTAGAATTCAAGAAGAACAAGCAGAAATATTTAAAGATGTACAAGAAAAATTAAATGCAAAAGATATTAGTATTAATAATATTTTAGAAGAATTAGTTTTTAGTGAGCAAACTAAAGAAGAAATTGATTTACTTGGAGTGCAAAACAAAAGTGAAAGAATAGAAGCTGGATTAGAGTATTTTATTACAGAACTTAATTCTTATAAAGACAATTTAGAAAAATACATGAGGGAAAATCCAGAAATTAATTTTGATGGTTTAAATAAAGAAATAGGAAATGAAGCAGAAATTTTATTAACTTATGCTATCTCTCTTGGTCTTGATACAAATGACCAAATTGCTACAGCAGTAGGTCGTCATAATACTGATGTACAAGACGAAGACGGAAACTTTCTTTCCCCAGAAAGCAAAGTAATTATTGAAGCAATTCATAAATTAGTTCCTTTTGACAAACTTGGTTCTTTAAAAACATATGTTCAACGAGGTTACAGTGGTAAGTTTAAAGATGCTCAAGCCGCAAGACAAAAAGCTTTAAAAGAAAATTTAATAAATAAACAAAAATTTGATTTTTCACTAACTGTAAGTAATGAAATTACTAAAATAAGAAATGGAGATATAAGTTATACACAGGAAGATTATAATAATTATTTAGATGAATTTAATGAAAAAGTTGAATATTTTATTAATCAAGGTAAGCCACTTGGTGTAGATAAACTTATAGATTTTCAAAAAAAATTAAATAAAGAATTTATTATAAGAGATGTTAACGCCATGATGTCAGACATTCCTAATATTTCTTCTGAAATATTATACGATTCAGATGCTTATATTTTAAGTGGCGGTAAAAACACAAGTTCATTAAAAAAATATGAATTTGGTACATCAATTGTTTCTCCTGATGGGCCAATGTCTGCTCCTATAAATCATCTTAAAGATAGACTTGATGATATATTATCAAGAACTATGGGCGAAAATGTTAAAGCTATATCTACTGTTTTTGGAGAATTAGCAAAAGGACAAGCTAAAAAAGAAACACAAGCAAAAGCAATAGCTGATGCAAATATAAATAGACTTACATTATTATCAGGCGAGGCAGATAAAAGTCATAGAAATATAGTTGATGACAATTTTAATTGGCGTAACTCTAATACTTGGGAAAATATAATATCACAAACTGGTTCTACTGAGTTAACTAAACAAGTTAATCTTATGATGTCTGGTGCGCTTGTAGATAATGAAATTATAAATTCAATATTTCAACTTCATAATCAATACAGTAATTTAAGAACAGACAAGGGCGCAAGGTATAATAAATTAAAAGCCTACAATGTTTTTACTGAAGACCAAGAAGCTTTTTTTGAGACTGTAAGTGATTTATCATTAATGCTTGGAAGTGATAAACGTAATGAAATTATACAAAGTTTAGGTAGTTTAACTAATAAAGATAAAAGTGAAAAACGTGCTAATTTTTTTGCAATTGCTAATATAGATGACAAAACTACAAGAAATGACAGAAATGATATTATATCTTCTACTGCTAAATATATAAGAACAGTTTTGCCAGAAACAGATTTAATGCTTGGCACAGGTTTATATAAACAATTTGAAGCATATGTTAATTATCAAATCTACAGCAATATAAATGAAAAAACAATTAGTGAAAATTTAACTAATATGTATGATAAAGTTTTTGTAGAAGATGATATTATTCTTGATTTAAGAACAGGTACAAACAAAACAAATCTTACTTTACATAATGTATTTGGAGATAATGACACAGCTACTTGGGCTGAAAGCCAAATGGAAAAACAATTAAATGATTTTGGTTATACTTTATTAGATAGAATATTTGTAGGTAAAAGTGTAAAAGAACTTAACGAAATTATGGATTTACCAGCTGATGAACGACAAAAACTTAGAAAAGAAGCAGAAGAATCTGGGGGTAAATATCAAAAAGTAGTTTTAATTCCTGATGAATTTTCTAGTGAAGGTAGTTTAAATTTATGGCCTCATGTACTTAGTGAAGATGGTTCGTTGAATCCTGTGCTGGGTAAACAAAATAATGAATTAATGATGCCATATTTTAATACTGACGAATTAAGAGATGAATACCGTAAGAGTGGTCAAGAAGGCAGATACGAACTATTAAGAAAAAGAGCAGAAAAAGAACTTGCAGAAAGCCAAGAAACAATAACTCAACAAATTATAGAAAGCTCACTTTCTTTAAAAAATGCTAAAGCACTTTTAAAAAAGCAACAAGCTGAAATAAATGCAATACCTTCACCTATAGGAAATATTGTAAAAGGCACAGTTGTTGAAAGCAACATAATAGAAAGCATAGATTTTAAAAGTAAGAAACACATTACTTTAATGTATGCTGGCTTAGACCATAATCAACGAGGGTATTCATTTGTTTCTAAAGAAGGAAATAGTTCTGGAAAACCTATTCTTTTAAATCAAAAAAGAGAACAAATAACAGGAAACGAACTTACTAATCTTAAAAAAACATTGTTTGATGATATGAAAAAATTTAATGCAAGCACTTCAAAATATAAAGAATTAAGTAAATTTTATGAGTTAGTAAATAAAGTACATCGAGTAGAATTAGGATTAAGTAATTAATGTTAAACGGTTTTAATAATAATAGAGTATGGAGTAATCAAACTTCATCTATTGATAATATGCCTAAGACACCAACATGGGGTGAAACAATAGGAGCTAGTATAAAGAGTGCTGGTAGTCCGATTGTAAATCATATTAGTAATTCTTATAAGTTTAACCATGTAAGAGATGAAAACTTTCAATTAGATATAGATATGTTCGAACCTCGACACTATGAATATGTTGGTGATTATGTTGATGTTCAGAGTCAAGCTGAGTTAGATGCAAAACTTAAAGACTTAGATGGTCTTTTAGAAAATAGAGAAACTTTATACAAAGCTGGCGTAGCTAAAGCAATGATTAGTGAATTTGCTAATCCTATTAATTGGTTAGGTTTGCCGTATGGAATTGGCGAAGCTAGATTAATGTATGCAATTGGTAAAGTTGCTACAGCTTCAGCGTTTCATCAAGGAGGTTTAGAATTACTTCGCGCGCCTTTTGACCCTACATCAGTTCCTCATGAAACACCTATTAATATAGGGGCAGCTTTTGTTTTTGGAGGATTTTTGCAAGGTGGGTTAAGAGTGCCGTCTGCAATAAAAGCACGTAATCATAATATTTTAATGGATGATTACAATGCAATGATTGATGGATTAAATGGTCTTACTCCTGATGACATAGATAAAATGCCATCTGTTAAAGATAGAAAATATGGTCTTCAAAGCACAAAAGAATTAAACAATTTAAAAAATAGAAGTAACAGTAAGCAAGAAGTCTTTGACCTTAATAGAGAAATATCTGTAAGGCGCATGGAATATTGGAAAAGCAAAGACCCTAATGATATTTATAAAGCTGATAGTTTTTTTGTAAAAGCAATGCCTACACCATTTAGAAGTTTCTTACGTTCTAAATTAACAACTACTAAAGGTTATATGCATAGGTTAGCTAGTGACCACGGACTAGTTACAGTTGCTAATATGATGGGTTTAACTCATGGCCCTTCTATTTATACACAACAAAAATTGCGTGTTGGCCCTGTAGTAAAAAACATGAAACAATTTTACAGGCTTTGGGGCGAAGAACAAGGCGGTGCAATGGAGATGGCTGGTTATAGGTTATCTAATGCTGCAGCAAAAGCATCTAAATTAAACCCATTGCAAAAAAATAAAATGACATTTGATGATTGGATTACTGAGGTAAACACAGCTCGATTAGCTGATGACCCAGCTTACTCTATGAGTCCTAAACAAAAAGAAGCTGCAGATTTACTAGACAATTTTTTTAAAGATGCTGAAGTTGAGTTAAGAGATTTAGGTCTTATAGGTTCTGCTAAATCTGTTAAAACTAGTATTAAAAAATTAACAAATGGTATTGATTCTACTAAAAATAAATTAAAAGTTGCAACAAAACCAGCTTTAAGAAAACATTTTGAAAAACAAATAATAAGATTAGAAGAAAGATTAAAAGAACAAGAATTATTATTAAAAGAATCTTATACTGGTTCTGTAATGCCTAAAGGAGAAAGTAAATATTTTGCTCGTTATTGGAATCAAGGCAAAATTAAAGCAAACAGAGCATTATTTACAAATAAAATTTTACAACATTATTTAGCAAACCCTAAAGAGGGCGCGCCTATGGATGTAAAATCAGTAACTCTTCGAGCAGAAGATACAGTTAAAAAAATACTTGAAGAAGGTGAGTATGACCCATTAAATCCTGACACTTTATTTCTTGGATTAGGCTCATCTAAACACACAAAAGGTAGAATATTAGACATACCTAATAAAGATGTATTAGATTTTATAGAATTAAATCCAGAAAAAGTAATGCTAGAATACACAAATAGAATTGCTCCGTTAATAGAATGGGAAAAAGGATTTGGTGGCAGAACATTAGATGATATTTTAGATGAGATAGACGAAGACGGTATTTCTAACAATATGAGTGTTAGGCAAATAAATAAAGCTCGTATGGAATTTCAAATAATGTACAATCGTGTAGTGGGTAGAACAATTGAAGACCCCTCTCGTTGGGATAGTAAAACTGCTTACGCAATTAAAGAAGCATCTGCGTTAAGTTATTTAGGTTCTGCTGGGTTTGCAACTATTAGTGAACCAGCAACTATGTTTATGAATCATGAAGTTGGTACAATTTTTAAAAGTTTATTTAACATTTTAAAAAGACCACAAAATGTACAACAAGCGTTAAGAGAAACTAAAGAAGTTTATGCTGAAGCTTTAGAAATTGAAATAGGTAATGCTCAAGTACGTTTTACAGATGAGATGCGCGGTGAGTCTAAGATAACTAAGACTTGGGAGAAAGGTAAGGATGCTTTTTATACTCTTAATGGTCTTGCTCCTTTAACTGCATTATTAAAAAACTGGGAGTCATTAAACAGACAGCACAGTATTATTGATTACTCTATTAAATTAGTAAATGGTAATTCAAATAAATTTGAAACTACTTGGCTTTTACGAAATGGAATAGACAAAGAAAAAGCTACAGAAATAGCAAATGCTCCTTGGGATAAAACTGATAATGGATTGTATTTAGCTAATATAAGTAAATGGAAAACAAAAAAAGGCAAATCAAATAAGCCTAGTAAATTTGTGCAAGAAGATACTATTACATCTTTTAAAGCAGCAATGAGTGATGGTATTTTAAATACTATTTTAATGGGTACACCAGCAGACAAGCCTATATTAGCTGATGGTATTATTATGTTACCTATGCACATTGCTGGCAAAATGGGTCTTAAAGAACACCCTAAATATAGAGGGTATGCTCGAGTAGAAAGTGGTTTATTAAATATGCCATTGCAGTTTTATTCTTATCTCATGGCAGCAGCTACTAAAATACAAGGCTCATTGGCTCAAGGACAAAATAAAAATAAAGCTATAACAATAGCCGCGTTTATGGGTCTTGGTTATTTACAATATCAAATGAGAGTTCCTGATTATGTTCGAGAAAAAGATAACATTCCTACAGCACTTATGAGGTCTTTTGATTATGCTGGTTTAGGTGGTGTGTATTCAGATATATTTTATACATCATTACATACTGGCATGGAATTAACAGGTAAGAATTTTACTGGAGGAATGGTAGCAGCTAAATATGGAGCAGAACAAAACTATGCTGATGCATTGGCTGGTATATTAGGTGCTGGCCCAGACATTGCATTACAATATAGTCGTGCAGCTGGAAATATAGTGCAAGGAAATTATGGTGAAGGTACAGAAGATTTCTTACGAATACTACCTTTTCTTAGATTATGGTTTTTAAAAGACCAAATGAAAGAACTAGGTAGAACATTTGGTAATATGTAATTGTGCGTTGAAAAGTAATAAGTAAATTGGTAACAGGGGAAAAATGAGGTAGTAAAATGACAATAGTAATAGCAAATAACTCACCAAGAGTATCATATACAGTAGCAGAAGGTGCAACACAGACAAGTTTTGCGGTATCATTTGAGTTTTTTGCTGATGCTGACCTTAACTTTATTGTTGATGGTACTACTAAAACATTAACCACGCATTACACTGTTAGTGGAGGTGATGGTAGTACAGGAACAATAACAACAACAGCAGGAAATACAGTCACTGGAATTAGTGGCGGTAGTACGGTCGTTATTACTAGAGACATTGCTTTAGAAAGAGTGACAGACTTTCCAGCACAAGGCTCATTCCAAATATCTTCATTGAATACAGAGCTAGATAGATTTACTGCAATTGCGGCTGACCTTAATGACAAAGCTAATCGTGCTATACAAACTACAGATTACGATACGGCTGTTTCTGTGACTCTTCCCTTGGTTGCAGATAGAAAAGGTAAAGTTCTTGCCTTTAATGCTTCTACTGGTGCAGTCGAGGCTGGACCTTCTACCTCTGACGTACAGACAGTATCAGCCAATGCCGCCTCAGTGGCTCTATTAGGCACTAGTGACGCTGTTGCAGACATGAATACACTAGCAACATCGGCAATTGTTGAAGATATGAACTTATTAGGCACAGCTGCTGTTGTAGAAGATATGGGTTTGCTTGCAACATCTGCAGTTATAGAGGACATGGGGCTGTTAGCTACGTCTGCTGTTATTGAGGATATGGGATTACTTGCTACATCTGCAAATGTAACGGCAATGGGTTTGTTAGGAACATCGGCAGTCATCGAGGACATGGGTATATTATCTGATAGTGCTGTAGTTGCTGATATGGCATTACTAGCTACTACAGATATAGTTGCAGATATGGCTTTGTTAGCTAACAGTGATGTAATTGCTGATATGAATACTTTAGCCACAAGTGCTATAGTTGCTGACTTAAACATACTAGCTACTACTGACATAGTTGCTGACATGGCAATATTAGCAACGTCAGATATAGTATCTGATTTAAATACGCTTGCTACTTCCGACATTGTAAGTGATATAAATACATTAGCTACTTCTGATATAGTAAGTGACATTAATACTTTAGCTACTAGTGACATTGTTTCTGACTTAAACACTTTAGCTACGAGCGATATAGTTACTGATTTAAATTTATTAGCTACTAGTGCAATAGTAGATGACCTTAATTTACTAGCAACATCTACTGTTATTGCTGACATGGCTACTCTTGCTGGTGGCGGTGCTAATCCTAACATAACTTCTGTTACTGCTTCTGGTGAAATAGCGGCAGCAAGTTTAGATATTTCTGGTAATATTGATATTGACGGAATTAGTAACCTAGATATTGTAGACGTAGATGGTGCAGCTAACTTTGCCGCAGACGTAACCTTTGCAGATGGGGCAGATATAATAACTGCTTCAGCAGGTACATCTAACTTTAGAGCTGGTGTCAACGCAGGTAACTCAATAGCATCTGGCGGTAACTACAATACTGTTGTGGGTGACGAAGCTGGTACTGCGATTACGACTGGGGATGGAAACACTGCTGTAGGTTATCAGGCTCTAGACGCAAACACCACAGCATCTAGCAACACAGCAGTTGGTAAGTCTTCTTTATCAGCTAACACCACAGGCACTAGTAACACAGCCGTTGGTGCGTCTTCTTTAGCTGCTAACACTACAGCAAATAACAACAACGCCTTTGGTTATCAGGCACTTTTAACTAACACCACAGGTACTTTAAATACAGCATTTGGTGGTGTTGCCTTAAAATTAAACACGACAGGCGCACGAAACACTGCTATTGGCACTTTTACACTTGATGCCAACACGACAGGCGGCAACAACACATCAGTTGGTAATGCATCAATGTCAAGTAACACTACAGGTAGTAACAATGTTGCGCTGGGTTCGTATGTACTTGGAGCCAACACAACAGCAGATAACAACACCGCAGTTGGGTATCAGGCTTTAGACGCTAACACTACAGGTGCTAGTAATACAGCAGTTGGTAAGTCTGCTTTAGGAGCTGCAACAACAGCATCTGGTAATACAGCAGTTGGTATTAACTCAGCGGATGCTATTACTACAGGGTATCACAACGTAGCTTTGGGTAGCTTTGCTTTATCTGCAAATGTAACAGGCAACCAAAATGTTGCTATAGGTTACGAGTCTCTATTTAATCACACTGGTAACAACACAACAGCGGTTGGTCACGATTCTTTAAAGGCTAATACAACGGGTACTTCAAACACTGCTTTAGGGTATAGGGCTTTAACATCTAACACTACACCAAATAACAACACAGCAGTTGGCTCAAATTCACTAGATGTAAACACTACAGGTGCTAACAACACAGCAGTTGGCAGCAATTCTTTAGGAGCTAACACTACAGCAGATAACAACACAGCCCTTGGTTATCTAGCTTTAACAACTAACACTACAGGCTCTTTAAACACGGCTGTTGGTGGTGATACATTAAAACTTAATACTACAGGCGCACAGAATGTTGCTGTTGGAATGTACACCTTAAACGCAAACACTACAGCCTCACAAAATACAGCAGTTGGTTATGCCGCTATGCTAGCTACCACCACAGGTGCTAGTAATGTAGCCGTTGGTGGAAATGCCCTAGACGCAAACACCACAGGTGCTTCAAATGTTGCTGTTGGTTGGAACTCAATGACAACAAATACAACAGCTAGTGAGAATACTGCCGTTGGGCAAAGCTCTTTAGGGTTGAATACTACAGGTACTGGTAACACAGCCGTTGGTAAAGGTGCATTAGATGCAAATACAACTGCTAATTACAATACTGCTGTAGGTTTAGACGCTTTAGGAACAAATACTACAGGCACAAATAATAATGCATTTGGAGAAACTGCTCTTTTTTCTAATACTACAGGTGGTAACAATCAGGCGGTTGGTAGAGGAGCATTAGAAAGCAATACAACAGCAAGTAACAACAGTGCGTTTGGGCATCATGCTTTAAAAGCAAACACCACAGGTAATGCAAACGTAGCAATAGGTGGTCTTGCAGGTGATAAAGTTACTACAGGCGGTGCTAATGTTCTTCTTGGTTACAGCTCAGGTATTTTTGGAACAGCACTTACAACAGGAGGTACTAACACTTTAATTGGTTCATATACTTCACCAACTACAGCGGATGCTTCATCAGCCGTAGGTCTTGGACATTCTTTAGCTGCGGCAACAGGTTTTACAACAATAGGACATGGCAACAGTGATATAAGAGCAGCTCACGGTAACGTTACATGGTCAACTGTTTCAGATGAAAGAGTTAAAAAAGATATTGAAGATTCTACAGTAGGACTTAACTTTATAAACGACCTAAGACCTGTAACTTTTAACTATAAAAATAAATGTGATTTACCTACAGAATTTAGAGGTTACAAAAAAGATTCTATAGAAGTCTACAAAAGCAAAAAAAGTCAACATGGTTTTATAGCACAGGAAGTTAAAGCAGCTATTGATAAACACAGTGATATTAAAAATGGATTTAGTATGTGGGATGATGATGAAACTGGACAACAAAGAGTTGGAGAAACTGCTGTAATACCAGTAATGGTAAAAGCACTACAAGAACTATCAGCAAAGAACGATGCTTTAGAAGCACGTCTAAAAACCTTAGAAGGATAAATAAAATGACAGATAGAACAGACGCAGAATTACTACAAGACTTTACAGCAATGGGTCACTCCATAGCACTCATTACAGATGTAATAGCTGGCGATAAAATGGCTGATGAATCAGCCGCAGATAGACAATCAGCAGTAGACAGAAATGTTGAGCATCTTGAGCTAATGAAAGCTAAGACAGACTGGGGCAGTGAGTCAATGACAGCTACTACTAATGCAATTACAGCTGGTAAAGGTTACACTGCTTCGTAATGTTATCTAGGTTAATTTATATTAGTTTGCTGTTGTTATGTGCGACAGCAGGGGGGGCTTTATCTGCTGACTCTAATACTGTTTCCTCCACAGTTGTCACGGACAAAGCTCCTCCAACAGCATCAGCTCCCTCTGTTGTAGTTAACAACTCAGATGTCTGTAAGACTGGTGCGTCTGCTGCTATTCAAACACAGATACTTGGCATAGCTAGTGGCATTGCTATTCCTGATTTAAATTGTGAAAGACTAAAACTATCTAGGTCATTGTATGCTATGGGTATGAAAGTAGCAGCTGTGTCTACTTTATGCCAAGACTATCGTGTCTTTGATGCTATGGCTATGTCCAATACTTTCTGTCCTTATATGGGTAAGATAGGTGAAGATGCACAAATTGAATGGAAAAAGAATTTTAATTTAATTCCTAAAGGTTCTGTTATTAAAGATTTATACACACCAAAACCAACTAAGAGAGTAACAAGTGAAACACCTATTCAAGTTGACCCAAAGAAAGGCATTATTGGCGTGCTGCTTATGCTGCTTATTCTTTAGCGTACAAAAAACTGTTAGCCAAACGTGCGTTGTTGATACAGTAGGACTATGTGACCCTGCTGTTGATGTGTCTATTGAATCTGAAGTAGTGACTGAAAGTTTTACTGACTCTACTGGGATTACTACTATAGAAACTACTACTTCTGTTACCACCACTACTACTGTTACTAATGAAGACTCAGGAGATTTACTTAATTCTGAAAGTGGATACGTAACTTCTACTAAAGAAGGTGATATGGATTCTGATTGGGGTGGTGAAGGTCCTGCTTCTATGCCCTCTGGTTCTACATGTGCAGATTTAGGCACAGATAAATGCGCTCAAATAACAGGGTCTGGTAATGGCACTAGTAATAATGGTGTTACTGGTATGGGTAGTACTTTTGTTCAGACAATAGACATTAGTAATTTAAATATAAGCGATGGTGGTCAAGTAACTTATACTATCGAAGTAGTTAAAGAAGATAGTGAAGACTCTATTTACTTTCATGTTACTGGTAATAATGGGTCGGTATTAAATTTTTCAAGTACTGATATACTCTCAGCATCTGGTGTTAATAGTGGATATGCTTCTTATACTGGTGGTTTTAATTTTGGTGGAAATCTAACTAGTCTTATCGTAGAAATAGGTGGTCGAGATATTAACTTAGCTATCGGCCCGATGTTTGATGATGTAACTGTAAATGTTTTATACAATGTTATTAATACTATTATTACTCAGAGCATTACTACTATAGAGACTTTTATTGCTTTAAATCTAGGTGGCGGTGATGTTGCTATTGAT